TGGCTCGCACATCTTTTACACCGACGGCAAGTGCTACCTGCCGACGTGTTCACTGCGCCCACAAGCGCGACCAGCGGGGGAGATGCTATGACCGACTGCCCAGAATGTGACGGCACTGGCGAGGCAACCTATGAGGTGTTTCACCCGATGTCATTCTCAAACCCGTATGGCGACTTTGAAGAACGCCCGTGCGCTTGCGATAATTGCGCAGGCAGCGGCGAAATAGAACCAATGGGAGACGAATAATGGTCAACGTAATAGGAGGAGAGTTTAAAAGTGTCAGAACAAATCATTATCAAGCGATTGCTGAGAGTGAACGAAATCATGTTGAAGCAAAGCATGTTGAAAGATCGCCCAAACCTCAAGCAGCAGTTGGAGGAACAGCGTGCGCTGCTGGAAATGCTGGAACCTTACCTCCAGCCGTAACCAAAGCAGAACGCGCTGAAGAAAGACTTGGCATGGCTATGTTAAGCGAGGCGCTGGACAACCCACTTATACCGAACCCCGAAAAGTGGCGCAGGGCGACGGCATTGGCCCAAGCTCGCCGCGCTCAACTTACAAAAGAGCGTCGGCAGCGCGTAAAGGTTTACGCCGAAGAAGGCATATTTACAGTGCCGCAGGTCGCTCAAATGGAGCGCGTCGTGCAGACCACGATCCGAGCAGACTGTCAGGTCATGGGCGTTAGGTTGCGTGCCAGTGTAATTAAGGTCACGCAGTACCAAGAGGACATCGCGGCACGTCGGGAGCAGCTTGAGGTGCTGGCAAAGACTGGCATAACACGGCAGGCTGCATCTGAAGAACTGGGCGTATCAGAGGCCACCGTGCGGAGAGACATAATGATAATGAAAATAAACTGGACGGGAGATAGCAGATGAGTGATCGCCGAATCCTGATGCTAGAAAACAATCTCAACGATGCCCGCACGCTGATTAGCGTTCTGCAAAGTAAGGTTGCACGCCAGCGCGATGACATAACGCGCCTGAGAGATCGCACCGACACGTTAATGTTGGACAAGAAAGAGATCACCAAAAAACTGAATGAGCTACGGAGGGAAAAGGAATGAACAACAAACGTCATCCGATTAAACAAATCACACGCGATATTTGGAAATTGTCAGACGATGGTCTCGGCGCACCCGCTATCGCAAAGCTGGTCGGCACAACGCCTGACATCGTTAGGGGTGCCATTGGTCGTGGTCGAGCCTCTGGGAATTGCCTGCCGAAAGTTCGCACCAAAGTGACTTCCCGCAACTCATCAACTCTCACTTACGGATACGTCGGCCAGATTATCGACGCTCTAAGTGTTGAGCAATTAGATTGGTTATTCAAGGAAAGCGAAGCTGTGGGATATAATACGTGCGCCGAGTATATTGCTGAACTGGTGCAAGACGCATACTTTGAAGAACAGCACAAAATGGAGACGACCAATGAACAGAGATGATATACTTTACGAAGCAGTGCAGTGCATTACTGTAGACCGAGCGTCCACGCATGGTGACGCAGAGGATAGCTTCAGCGAGATTGCAAAGCTCTGGTCATGGTGGATCGACAACCGCACTATCCCAGAAGCAGAGCTGCTGCCAGAGGACGTTGCCATGATGATGGCACTGTTTAAAATTGGCCGTATCGCTGGCAACCCAAGACATGAGGATAATTATGTGGACCTCGCTGGGTACGCAGCCCTCGCTGGCGAAATATCAATGCAGGAATAGTCCAGCTATATCATCGTCCTCGGCCTGTTGAGTAAAGTCATCGGGCCGAAGGGTAATTGTAATTTTGCCGCCCATTTCGTCCAAACGCATTACCCGCAGTAAACCCTGCTTTAGCGCAACCAGCACGAAAATATCAGAGTCGGAACCACCACGGTGGAACCTGTAGCTGCCATATTTGGAGATGGTTGCCGCCGTTTTTACCTCGACGCGCAACACCCCTTTCGATGGCAGGGTAACATGCAGATCGCAGGTGCCGTTAATGTGTGCGACCTCTACGCCAGCCATTTGCAGCTTGTACGCCGCCATGAACTCACCAGCGCGGCCAATGCTAGTGTGATCGTGTGGTCGGACTTTATTATGTTGCACACCGCTCAACTTAAATTGAGTTAAAAGAAACCCCGACCACAGATTTTTATACCATCAACTCGAAATGCGGTCCATCAATAAACGGCCTTCGATTCTGCGATCTACGCAAATCAATATAACTATTCATTGCGGATTCCATCGTGTATTCCCACTTGCGTAGGTCATTAATGTGCCAAGCTGCGCCCCAACGCAACTGAACACCCAGCGTATCGCCAGCTTCTTTCATTGCATCTGCGATGTCATCGTACAGGTTAAGCTCCCAACTTCCACGGCCACCAACGTAAGCCATTAAATCGACAGCGTGTCCCGTGATGTGCTTAGACTTCATAGTCTTTGACGCACCTCTAGCCACTAACTTCTTTTGCATCTCAACTGTGCGAAGCCCGCAGATTACACCGAAGTCAATCTTGGTCGTAGTGATGGCCTGCTTAACGACAGCAACTAGCTTCTCGTCCACACCATCGAGTCGATCAAGGCTGCGCTGTGATAATTTGTAAGTCATTTCATTTCCTTCCAAAGAACTTAGTGGCCGATCTCACGGCAAAGCTGCTGGCGACGATGACGCCCAGTGTGTATTGATACCATTCTGGCATAGTAGATAGCGCGTCGAACCCGTCGGCCACAGTCTTCCTGCCCCATTCACCGCAGAATGACAAAACCAATGGTATGCTAAACAGAATAACCAGAAACTCATCCTTCCAGCTATTCTGAGTGCCTTGCGCCATGATGCGCTCCCAGTCAGCCTCGGACGTTGCAGCGGACAACATGATCTTTGCCCTTGCGTCGGACTCCGACACCTTCATGCGGGTCTCAGCGGCCTTGGTTTCGACCTTAGACGACAACCATGTGCTTGCGAGTGACCCCAGTGGTCCCAGTAATGCTTGAAATATCATTTTGACTCTTTCCCCATCCAGATGCCAAAGCTACCTGTCATAGCGCCCGTGACAACTGAGATTAGACCCGCTTGCGCCACCGATAGATCGGGCTGAGATAGCGCCCACTCTAAGCAGCGTATATACATGCAAGTCATCACCAGCATCATCAGACGCGGCAGGACTTTCCATTCATCAAGTTTCGTGGACATAATGATCTCCTTATTTTTGACTTTCTGCTAAGACAGCCGCACCCCAGAACAAACCAGCGGTGCCGAGAAAAAATACAGAGACAGCCAAGCATATGGTTAGCCCATAGAATAACCTGTCACGCTTTCGCGCTTGTTCTTCTAATGCCTCTTTGCGCCTTCGCCTTGCAGCCGCTTGCTCTTTGACAACAATATCCCACATGCCGCTTGGCCCGTATAACCTGCAAACCGACCTTAAATCGTCCATCGCTTGCTTGTGGGCCATCTTAGCCCGTGCAATAGCAAACCCCTCAGCCTCCGTAGAGGTCAGGCGACCCAGTGGGCCTTTGTGTTTACCCTTTTCCGCAAGACTTATATCAGCTTCAAGTTTTGCCAGCTTGCCGAACGCAGGAAGGACCGATCCAACATCACGTCCTGCTTTGACAGCACTGCTGATGCTGTTTGAGATTGTACTCACCGCGCTGGCTAATGCTAGAACTTCAATCATGTGAGTACAAACCTCCGTTTACTTTTCCATGATCAAGCGATCAATCTTTTCTTCCAGCTTGTCGAACTTGTTCATGATTTGCATCAGAACCTGATTGCTGTCAGCCTTGGTCACGTATTCGCGGGCCATGTCCTCTCTTGTTTTATTCAGCAGGATTTGAATACGATTTATCTCATCGCTTTGACTCTTAATATACCAAGCCATAAAGCTAACAGCAGCAGTCAAAGCAGCGTTCAAAATCGTATCCATTTCCATTATTCTTCGACCTCATCAAGCGAAGCTGTCAGCATGTTGACGAAGGCTTCCTTGCCGACCTTGAGCTGATCCAAGTTAAACTCAGCCGACCCGATCTTTTGCTGCAAAGAGTTGATGTGATTGATAATCACCTTTTGCTGATCTGTCAGTTGGTCTTCAGTGTAGTCAACGTCGTTGATCGTGATGATCGCCTTTTTATCTTCAGCAGTCATGTTGATCTCCTTTTCAGAGTGTTATGCCCAAGGATTTCCAGAGGCTTCAGTTGG